ACCGATGGTGTAGTCAACTGCGGAATGGCCGGAACGTGCTTTTGACATGATCAGATCTTGTAAGCGATAACAGCGCTGCCATTGTCCAACTCAAATGAGGTGAACACACCTTCAATGGTGAAGCCAGCAGGCAAGCTTTCACCAAGGATGCTGTTGCCGGTCCAGTTTTGAGCGGCTAAAGCAGCAAAGCTGCTGTTGTTTTTCAGAATCGTGATACGCCGCCAACGCCCGGTGTAGGTGCTGGTGTCGTTGACAAAATCCGCGCCGATGCTATAGGACGGATCAATAGGCAGGAATTTACTCATGACCGCTTAATGGCAAAGTTGCCTGGTCCGCTAATTCTAAGCCCAGTCAGGTAGCGTTCCACAATCGGCGGGATCTTATCGACACCAACAGCGCCGTAACCAAGATTTGGCGTGACGTCAATGCTGCCGATCTTTACGTTTTTGTAATCCTCCAGTCCGCTTAGGCCGATGCCATCTGGGTTGTTGTGCAAGTATGTCGCAAGCACCACTTGCGCATATTGCACTTGGGTTGGGATCTCGTCGTCGGTGTAGTAGTCCGTTGTGATGCGAAACGGAAAACCAACGGCGTAGGTATTGATGTAGGTATCAGGCTTGCGTACTCCAGTACGCGGCCATTGCAATGCTTGCGTGTCAGTAGCACGCGCACCAAGAAAACGCTCACGATCCAGCCGTTGCGTTGCGGTAAACAGCGCCCGATTCTTTTGGTCTGTGGTAGCTGATGCCCATGCGGTTACATCAGCATCCTCCACAAAGCCATCAATGATCGCTTGCGCTGCTGCCAGTGTTAGGTAGCTGTTTGCGTCTGCCGCGCCTGGCGTGGCTACGAGTGTTATTGCCATCAGCCGGTGGCTCCTGTAGTTCTAGTTTAGGCTCTGCAATAGAAAGAGAGGCTGCCTCGTTAGAAGCAGCCTCCAGTTCACGCAGTCGCCGGAAGGCGAACATGCCCATAATCAAGCAACGGCAGCGGCAGTAGAACCAAGACCATAAAGGGTAATGGCCTCAGAGCCTGCAGTCACGTTGGTCACGCGGCCAAGGAAAACCTTAGAAGCGCTTTGCACAACAGTGGCCACACCGCTTACGGTCACGTCAGTACCACCAGCAATGGTGATGGTATTGGCGCCAGCCGATGCGTTCAGCACAACCACCATGAAGGTGGTGCCAACAGCGCAGTCACCACCGATTGCAGCCACAATCGCCTCTGCAGTAGCAGTGGTGTAGGTAGCAGCAGCAGTAGGAACACCACGGATGATGGTGTTGTAGCTGTTAGCGGCAGACAGGGTTGCGGTCGCAGTAGGAGCCGCAAGGTTCATCTGAGCCGGCAGAAGACCGCCGGGGATGTCACCAAGTTCAAAGATGGAAGCCATGGTTAATTACCTCAATCGAAGTTAGAGGTGTTGGTCGCGCGAACGATACCAAGGTTTTTGGTTTCGTACACTTTAGACCAGTTGCCCACAGTCTCCAGTTGAGCGCGGGTGGGGTTAGCAGTAGTTACTGCCCACTTGCTACCAACGGGGTGGTACACATAGTGCAGGTCAATCGACATGGCATCACTCTTGGCGAGGATGTCACGGTCGGTTTCCGTCTGCATTGCCATTTGCTCACCGCTGGCGATAGCGCCTTGAGTGAAGAAATAGGTTGCGTACTCAGTGGTTGCACCGCTGCCGCTGGTTTGCACATCGTCAGAGACGATCACTCGCAAACCGCAGTATGTCGGCACATTTACATTACCGGCATAGGCTGCAGCCATGCTGCCGCCAAATGCATCTTCGGCAGTGCCAAGTGCAGTTTGACGAGCTTCGCCAGCAGTGACATAATCAATCGCTTTGCGCTCCACGAGGTCGTAATAGACCTTGGAGTGCATAGCGATAGCGGTCAGCTTGTCGCCTTGGTCACCCAGCAGCGACTTAGCTTCTGCCACATGACGCGGGGATAGCACAGTCGGGGTGTCGCCCGATTCGCCATCAATGGTCAGCGGGAAGAAAGCAGCCGAGCTAGTGGTGGTGCCCAGTGTGCCAAAAATACCGGCAAGGCAGGACAGCAGATCCTTTTGACGCTGGTTAGCAATGTAATCAGCGATCTTGGCGCCAATGGCGGCCATAGGATCGGAACCAGCAGCAAGTGCTGCAAGGTCACGCGATTCAAAGGCACGACCACGGTGCAGGATCACGCCAACTTGCTTGTCAGCTTGGATCTTGCCAGGGGTGAGGCTGCTGCTATCAGTCAGCACCTCAAAATCACCGGAAAGGTTTGCTTTCCAGAAAGGAACGTTGATGAAATCACCGCCCTCGGTGGCATTTAGCTCCGCCAGAGGCTGCACCACACCGGAAGCCAAGAAGGCATCACGCTGAGTGGTTTGCTCAATGACGTAAGGCGTAAATACCTCGGGGATGATGATGTCAGAGCGAAGGGTCGCCATGACTAATCCTCAAAAAAGGGTTTACGGTTGTGGGCGCAGCCCTTGGCTCAATGCGGCGCAGCCATCACGAGCAATCAATGAAATACTAACGGTTGGCGGCAGCTTTCATGCGCTCGTATAGATCACGATCTGTACGGAACAACCGTGATTGCTCAGTGAGGTTAAAGCTATCGCGGCTGAATGGATTGGCCATGCCAGCTGGGATCGTGCCATTGCTGCCGCCAGTTGGTGCGCCACTGCCTTGTGGCTTGGGTTGCTTTTGCATCCATGCTGGCAGCGTTTTTGCCCACTCTGCAACTGGCTTGCGTTCATAGCCGTCTACGACTACAACAGTGCCATCTGGTTCGCGTTGAATTGAATCAGGCGACAGCTTGGTTTTGAGCACAAGGTCAGGATCATGCACGATGTCAGCCAGTGCTGTTACAGCAGGCGTGACAAGTTCTAATTCACGGACGCGGGCTTCAAGTTCTGTGATGCGCTGGTCCTTTTCAACCGTCGCCTCACGGAACTGCTGCTCCAAAGCTTGCCGCGCTTCTTGGTATTTGCCTTGGGATTCAAGTTGCTGTTGCTCGTAGTTGCGCTTGAACTCAAGTAGCTCATCAACATTCACCCCATCTGGCGCCTTGGATTTCTTTGCTGCACGTAACTCAGCAATGAGTTCTTGATTTTTGCGTTCAAGTGCCTCAACACTGCGCTGCAATGCATCGGTGTCCCCAGTAGCCGCAGGCTCTTGGGTTTGGTTTTCATCAGACATGGATAAGCCGCAGGCTTAATTACCCACTAAGACTATCACTTACGCTTGCGTTTTTTGCCGGCTTTTGCGTACGCGATTGCTACGGCTTGCTTGCGTGGCTTGCCTGCCTTGATCTCCTTGTGAATGTTTTCTGAGATCACAGCCTGCGACTTGCCCCTCTTCAATGGCATAACGCCAGTCCTCAACGCCTGTTAATAGTTTAGAGCCATCAGCTGTTGCCCAGCCCTTATCGGTGTAGACAGCATTGATCCATGCTTCGCCGTGCAATGCTTCTACTGGATCGCTGCTGATGTAATAGATGCCATCATTACGAAAGTGCCTCAGGCTAGGCAGGTCCATATCGTGCGCGTAGTTGATCCAAGGTTAGCTCTGATCCATCATCACGCACAAGTTTGGCAATGGCATTAGTTGGGCCGTGCTTTTCAGCAAGCCTGTTGAAATATGGCACCTTACTGGCACCAAGCGCTTTGGCTTTAGTTTCTAGATCTTGCTTAGCCAACCATTGCCCATAGGTTTGATCCGCTGGCACTTGACCACCGGCTGATGCACGTTTTGCTGGCGGTGGCGGTATAAAACCAAGCTCGTCGTAGTCAATTATTGGCACGGTGGTTGAACGGCAGTTGAAATGCTGCGGTGGTGTTGGCCCTTTGCCATATTCAAACTCCTTACCATCCAATGCACGACAAATGCTGCTGGTGCGGGTATCCAGTGTTGCCACATAGCGATATTTCTTAGTGATGTCTTGATTTGCTTCATATACCTGCTGACTGGCTGCATTGGCTACTTGGTTAATGCTTGTACGTACAAGCGTAACGATTTGATTATCAGCTACAGCAGTTGCTTGACCGCCTGCTGCAACAAGTTGGTTAACGGTACGTGCGCGTTCGCCGAATTGCAAGTTACCAACCAATCGCTTAGCGATGTCAGGTGTGGTTTCACCTGTTAGCAAGCCTTGCCGTACTACTTGATTGAACCGCTCTGCTTGATCTACAGCGATACCACGAAATGCTTTGCTGACTACTTGGCCATTGGGTAATGTGATTGTTGCACCTTGCGCTGCAGTAAGGCTGAAGGTTTGCGGTGCGCCTTGCACTGCTGCAAATAGGTCATCACTTAGTGCTACCACATTGATTTGCGTCGGGTCTGTAGTAACAACAGACTGCGCAAAATGTGGGCTGATCTCAACAGTACGTACAGCATCACGAGCACCTACTGGTAATGCACGTGCTAATTGATCTGTGACAAACTCCGACTGCAACTGCGCTAAGCCTTGCAGTTCCAATGCAGTTAGCTCTGTTGCATCACCAGCCCATGTGCCAAGGCTATCTTTGAGTTGCGCCAAGATTGCCCGTAAGCGTGCTGCCTTGACTGGTGCTGCTAAGTTATCAATCGTTCGTAGTTGATTGACTGCATCAATAATGATGTCGTTGTAGGCATTGATAATACGCCGTGCAACGCTATTGCTGTAGCGGTTTAAATCAATCGCATTGCGATATAGCGCTTCTGGTGTACTCATTGCACGATGCCTAAATTTTCCGGTGCATATCCACTGCGGATGCTGACATTAGCGCCACGGTTTAATGCACTGCTGACAAGTGCAGCAAATGCGTCGTAACCGTTCTGGCCGTCTTCCATCAGTGTCACCTGATCCACTTCATCTGCTTTGCCATTTTTGTACCAAGTGACGCGCACAATAGCAAGCACTTCTTCAGGCAAGGCGCTGATGTGATAATCAAGCTCTTGCTTCCTCGGCCTCTTGGGTTCGATCATTATCATCAAATCCACTAAGCGGTCGGTTGTCCAGTCCAGCAGATGGTAAATCAAGCCCCGCATTGGCCGTAGCCTCCAGCTCTTCATCTACGTTAAAGTCATCGCCCAGCACATCGCCTTCAGATAACTCACGCAGTAAAGTCTCCTGCGTGATGGTGCCAGCAGTGTAAAGCTGCAGTAAAGATTGGATTTCCTGCGGTTCAAGGCGTGTACCAAGAAAATCACGGTTGACGTAGCTACTGCCTGGTGCAGTGCTGTTGCCGATGTACTGCGCGTGAAACTGCAAGCAGTTGTCGATCATGTCTTGCACATTTTGCGCAATGACCATCATGGTGCTATCACCTTGACTGCGATCAATGCGTTTTGCTTCTGCGGTTTCAGCCGATAGCTTCTGGCCCAGTACTGCTGATAGGCCAAGTTCATTGATCTGCGCTGCAAGCTGTTCTAGCCGCTTGAATTGATAATCAAAGCTGCGGCCAGCTGGTTCGATGTATTCTGCGCGCCCTTCAGCAGGAAATGCAATTGCTTCGCCCGGTCCAGCGCTTACTTCTTCTGCAGCAGATGGAAAGCCATAAAACGCCAGCATCGGCACAGCGCTGATGTGGAGCTGATTGTCTAGGTCAGATTGGATTTGATATGCCTTAAGGTTTAGCTCTGCGATATCCTCAAGCGGTGGCCGTGACTCCATGAATGCACTGCGCTGCGCATAAGCAACACTGAATGGAATCTCACTAAGGCTTGTGCGGCCTTCGTCGATGATCGTAAACTCGCCATTGTCTTGCTTTTGATGCAGTTGAAATTCACCTGGCGTTAGCACACGGATTTGCTCCACTGCCTTTTCACCAAATTCACCATCTGGTACGTTAACCATTTCGGCAAGCCGCAGTTGCGTCAATACCTGACGGCCTTCTTGCTGCTCAGCACGCCAACCAAGGATTTGCCGTGGTGTGTAGCTCACCCAATAGGGTCTACCGCCATTAGCAGGTGCATCCACCAGTACACCAACGTGGCCATAACGGACCATCTTGCGGGTTGTTTCATAGGTCCAAACATTAAGGTCATTGCCTTGCAGGTCAACATCAAACAACTGCTCACGGATGATGTCAGCAGTATCGTCAAGCCGTACTGGCTTGCGCGTTAACATGCCAGCCAGCATCCGCTCTAGACGTTGATAGAACGGCGGACATACGCTACGTGCTAGACGGTTGTCGTAGGACTCATCTAGCTCACGTGGTTCTTGCGGTAGGTAACGCCGATGCTTGCGGCGCATACCGTACGTGCCTTGCAGTAGATCTTCAATCAAGATCCAATGTGCTTCCTGCGCATACCATGCAGTATTGGCATCCTGCACGCGAGTAACGCGGCGCTGCGCAATAGGCCGGTCGTAGTTATTAAAGCCGGTGTACATTACAGCGCCGCGGTCATGACGGTAGTTTACGCAGCTGCGGTCAGCGTGATGCTATTACGACCAAGCTTGATTTCAAACTCAGTGCCGGGTTCAAAACCCATCTCACGGACGTAACCATCGCCAACGGATAGCTTGCCGTTGAATTGCACCTTGGTCTTGTAGGTCAATTTACGACCTTTGGTGCCTTTGCTGCCGAGTTCAACGCCTTTGGCTTCCAGCAGCGCATCATAAAAGGCAGTGAAATTAAGACGTTCGCTGCCGTCCTTATTGGTTGATGTGTAACCGCAATCACGCACTAGCTCGGATTTGGTAACAGTGCCGGTCAGTTCCTTGACCTTAGCAAGTAGTTCAGGACCCTTAAGCATGAGTAGGGTAAATGGTTTGCGCAATCAATATAGCCTAATACCTGTGCTGCGCCCAGCACCTGCGTGCAATGGGTTGAATTCACGCCATACCAAGTAGCCCAGTGCATCATTCATGTGGTCATGGCCAGCATCCTTATCCGGGTCGCCCTTGTCGGTGTAGCACTGCAGCTCTAAGCATTCAATCAGCCGCTTGCAGCACTGGTGGATGGTGAGCCTGACTTGGGCCTTGCCGTTTTCCAGCAAAGCCTGAACAGCAGCCACGCGATCACGAACGGGAGGATTTGCCCGCGGTGATTGATTTGACATGTTATAGGACTCTAGGATCTGGATATCGGTCTGGCTTGCGTTGGTGCTGCGATTGCCGCCTGATGCGTCTGGATAGATGTAGATACGCCGTTGGGGGTAACGCGCTTGGATCTCTTGCGCCAATGCATCAGTGTCATGTGCGCCGCTGATCTCATCTATCACTAGCAGACTGCTGCCGGTGCGAACGCCGATGATGGCGGACATGTTACCAACGTTAAAATCAACGCCAATACGTAATGGTTCACGGTCTAGGTCTGGTAGGTCAGCCACCACGTGCTTACTGCGATCAAAGCGGTCGTAAATAGTGCCGGTGGTTAAATTAACAAACTCGCCATCAAGATAAGCCCGCAGTAATTGCGGATCATAGTTTGCCTCAAGCCGTTCGATGAAATCTGGCGGTAGGTGCGGGTTGTCTGCTGACCGCATCTTGATCAGCTTGCGGTCGGCACGACCTTGCGCTTCCTCACTGCCGAATGTATTCCACATCCAGCGGAAGCCCTCTGGTGTTGATGCAGCACCAAATTGACGGACATTACCGGAGCGCAGGCGACCAAGGATCTTGGGAAATGCCTTGTTTGCAATGCTTGGCGTTACGGTGTCGATTTCATCTGCCAATACCCATGCAAGGTTCAAGCCGATAATGCGTGACCAGTTTTCAAAGCTGCGGCACAGGATCTTGGTGTCACCACCTGGCAGGTGCAGCATGTACTCCGGAAGCGGTGATGCCCTAAAGGTGTATGGGATTTCGTATGCCTCCAAGAACTGCTCAAAGTCGTTCTGCCAGATGTCACGTATCAACGGGCCGGTTGGCTCCATCACAGCACCGATGAAACCTTGATTGGCCGCGGCAAGCATCACTGCCTTAGCGCATAGTGCACGAGTCTTGCCGGCGCCATAACCAGCTGAGATGCCAATAATTTGCGTTGCGGTGTCGTCTACAAAATCAAGCTGCCCAGGGTGCAGGTCATTGCGGATGCGCTGCAAGAGATCGCCTGTGTCTTCTTGCGTTGCGACATCCATAAAACCAAGCAGCTTGCCAGGTTCACAGATGCCAGCAATTAAGCTCACGAGATCTCAAACCGCAACAACTTGGCTTGATCTTCTAAAGCTTTGATTGCAATGCTGAGATTACCCTTTGCGCGTGCTTCACGTTCGTAATCTTGCAGCCTTGCTAGTGCCGCTTGTAACCATTGTGGACGTTCAAGTTCCGAATCAAGCGCAATCAGTTTGCGTGCTTCAGCCATGTAATCACGGACTTGACGCTCACTGACGCCCCAGAGTTCGGAACCGTGTTGAACAATTTGATGATGGCTATGAGCACGCAGGATGAGGTCATAAACCACGTTGACGCGGTTCTGAATCTCATCCTTGGTGCTCTTCTTTGCCACCTAGTTACCTTTGATTTGCACTGGCATTACTAGATAGGTTACACCATCCACGCCGGCAGGTGTTAATACCACGGGTGTGGTTGCCGAATTAGCGAAGATGGTGACGGCTTCTGCTGGCTTGAAAGCCTTGATGCCATCTAGCAGGTAGTGGACGTTGAACGCCCATGTGCCAGTGGCAGTGCCTTCCACCTTGAGCAGCTCCTTGCCGTTGTTGGCATCGGCTTCGGCGGTGATGGCGATGGTGCCACCTACTGCCTCGAGCTTGACGATGGAGTTGTGCGCATCGGCGATGATGGCGACGCGCTCCAGAGCGCGGGTCAAGCGGCGACGGTCGGCGGTGATGGTGCTTTTAAACTCGGCCGGCACCAGCTTGGTTACGTCTGGGTAGGTGCCATCAATGATGCGGCTGTAGATGGTGATGCCATCACCTGCGTCGATGACGGCTTGACCATGTGCAACGGCGATTGCTGCAACGCGATCCTGCAGCAGACGCATGGTGCTGGCTGGTAGTACCACGTCTAGGTCAGCGGGCAGGTCTAGTGCGTAACGCATGAGGCGATGACCGTCTGTGGCCTCCATGTGACCACTGCCTAGGTGGATGCCTTGCAGCATCTGCTTGCTGGCGTCGGTGCTGGCGGCTGCCATGCAGGCGCGGATACCGGCGGATAGGTGCAGCTCACTGCTGGTGGCGTCTACAACCGGCATTGCGGGGTAATCCGCAGCATCAGCCGCAGCAAGCCCATACGAGCCCGCGGAGGCGGTCAAAGCGCCATCTGCGAGGGTTATGGCCTCATCACCCTCAAAGCGGCTTACAAGCCCTGCTAGCAGCCTGTACGGCAATGCGACGGCGCCATCGGTCTCTACTGCAGCGGGCAGACCGCTGACGGTGATACCAAGGTCCAGGTTGAAGCCGGTGATGGACATGGTGCCACCAGTAGCAGTGATCAGGCAGCAATCAAGGATCGGATGGGAGCTGCGATGCGCGATGGCCGGCGCAATGGTGCGTAAGGCGTAATCAAGATCAGATTGACAGGTTGTGAGTTTCATTGTCCGGCGGCACGGGAAAGGCTGGTGATGATGCTTTGGTAATCAGCGGCAAAGCTGTCGACAAGTTCAGCCGGTATCGGCACGCCGTCATCAATGGCGTTGTCGGCAATGGCTGCGGCATACGCCACTGCCTGGGTCATGGCGTCATGCAGTCGGTTGATCACCGGCTGCTGTTTGGCTGGGATGTGAATGAGCGATGACATATGCAACGAGAGTTTCAACATGACGGCGGCTTAGGTCACCACGCATGAACGCGCAGGCGTCCGCCACCAGCGCATGGTACGCCGCCGTGGTCAATCGTGCAACACCACCACCACCAAGCGCACGCTGCCGGATGAGATGCGCACGTGGGATGCCATGCGCTGTTGCTTCAGCGTTCAACCGCGCAAGATCGTCGACGGACACGTTGAGCTTGATTTCAGGCATTGAATGCGGATGAGTTCGATGCAGGATAGGTCCAAGGCAGGTCCTACCTAGATGGACGAGGTTGGGCGAGGTCGGCGGCCTTGCCACGACTGAGGTTTGGCCTCTCCGTCCAACCTCCCAACCTATATGGATAAAAGAGGGAGAAGGGGGGAGAGGGAGGGTTTAGGTAACTCTTAAACCCTTAGATGGACGGTCGGACGTTGGACGGAGAGGAAATCCAGTGCTGCCAAGGGCTTAGCGCGTCCAACCCGACCTATGGCTTTGCGAAGTACCGCCGCCGCCGCCCAGACGCCTCGCGTTTTGCGACGTACCCAAGATCTTTGAGAATCGAGGCCACTTGCATCTGGTCAGCTCGCGTTTGGCGTTCAGCAGGTTTCTTGATTGCGTTATTTAGAAGCTCTTCAGTTGTCAGTAGATCAATTGTACGCCGTTTCTCAAGATGTTCCTCAATGGCACTACGCCAAGGCGAGTCAATGACATAATTATTATTCTCCTCTGTCACTTGAATTTCCATGTCCACTGTTAAACGGTTAGTTTCACCTGCGCGGTAGGCATGTACTACAGCGGACCAAATCGCGTCACGTTCAAGCATCAGTGAAGCGGTATCAATCTGGTCCTGTTGCGTTTTAGTGGTTGGGATGACCCAAAAGCGACGGTTGCCGGTTTCGTCTACCAAGAAACCGGTGGTTTTATTAGTAGTGCCAACAATAATGCCACGCCTTGGGAATGACTCAACCGCCTTGCCATAAGGCACGCGCATTAGATCTACTGCCTGCGAAAGGAAGGATTTCACCTGTCCTGCATGACGTCTACCTGTGATGTGATCAAGTTCTGCCCATTCCATCATCCATGACCGATGAAGTACCATTACGTCGTCTTTACTTGAGATATCACCAAGTGCATCAGAGAAAAAAGGACCACCGAGGCAACCCCAAAAGCTGGACTTGTAGGCACCTTGATCACCCATCAATACGCAAGCAGTGTCGTGCTTGCAGCCAGGGGTAAAGGCACGCATAACGGCACCGATAAGCGTGCGCTTAAGCATCTCGTCGTAAATGGTTGGCTCTGTCAGCGCGGCATCGCACGGGCGAAGGTAAGTCGTTGCAAGCCGGTCGATGTAGGTCGGGTCGACGTGATCGGCGACGTGTTCGAGGTAAAGCCGCACTGGATCGTATGGCTTCTCGCTTGCCACTTGGACCAAGCAATCAATGGCAAGTTCCTTGCTGACCTTGTAACCCTGCTCTGCCAGTTTGAGGTAATAGCGGTCGACGCCTTCGATTACTTGATTGTCGACCTCGATTTGTTGGGTGAAGATGTTGAGACGGATATCGCCGGCACTGCGGCGTAGGTACTCCAGCAGCTCAGCGGCCTCAAGCTTTTCCGGCTTGCCGCCGACCGGCGCGCGAGCAGCCTGTGGCTCTGGGTCTGCTGCCCTACCACCAACCTCGCGCCGCGCTGGCTTGCTGCTGCGCCAGCCGTCTTTCTTGGCCATATCACCAAGCGTGCCAAGCGTGATGCCGGATTTCTTAAAGCTCCGCCATTTGCGTTGGCAGTCGCTGGGCTTGTGTTTCGCCGATTGACCGGACCATTGCTCCCAATCGCTGAGCAGGCTGTCATCACCAAGGCTGTGAAGCGCCATGCCGGTATTAAGCCAGTCGTCGTAGTCATCAGCACGCGCTGGCGCTAATGCTGCGAGGTATGAGCGAGCACGTGCAACGTCATCAGCTAGTGATGAAGGCTTGTATTCAACCAATGGCAATGGTGCCGGCTTGGGTTTGAGCATCCGCTCAATCAACCCAACTGGCGCTTCCGCAATATTGCGGTCGCCTGGTGCGTGACCTTTAACCCAGTAGTAGCCGCTGGTTTGAGGATGCGCGCCTGCTACAACGGACTGGCAACCATTCCAACGCAGTTCTACCTGCTCAGCTTTGCCATCGTCATCTATGACACCGGTCTTGTATTTACGTGTGGCAATGTCATCCCAATACTGCTGTGGTACGCGGTAGATGATCTGCATCCGACCATCACGACCGGATTTAACGACCCAGCTGCGGGGTAGGGACGAAAGCGGTAGGCCCCAATCCGAAAGAAGCGTGCTGGCTGACTTGCCGTCGTGGTCTAGGAATAGCAAACCACCGGATGGCACACCGCAACACACGCCAATTGCACGTGCGCGACCACCGGTCAGCTCAGTGAGCAAGTCGTCTTTGGCGAGCGGGTTGTCCTGCCATGCAGCTTGGTATGGGCGTTTTTGACCGTCAACTGCGACGTAACCCCAATCGTCGGGCAGCCGGCTCAGCTCATCGCGCAGGTTCACTTGGACTCCTTTAATGCCTGCTCCAGCAGCAATCGAATGGCGGTAGCGCGGTTCATGCGATCACCACGCCAAGAGTCCAATCGCTGCAGCAGATCCGGAGTGAGTCGTATATGGGTTGGATGGGTCAGCCGCACGGGTTCTAGCGGAAGGCTTGCCTAGTGTAGCCGTGACTGCTACGGTTGCAAGTGGCTGCACACTGCCATGACCTACCAAGACTTCCTAGCTTCCAAATCCACTGCAGCACCTGTTGCTGGCTTTGACCCGCAGCAGTTCACAGCGCCGCTGTTTCCGTTTCAGCGGGACATCGTGACCATGGCTTGCCGTGTTGGCAAGTTCTGTATCTGGGCCGACTGTGGCATGGGCAAAACCGCCATGCAGCTTGAGTGGGCCCATCAGGTGCATCAGCACACTGGCGGCAACGTGCTGGTGCTGGCGCCGCTTGCCGTTGCACACCAAACCGTGCGCGAGGGCATCAAGTTCGGCATCCCATGCTCATTTGCCACCACGCAGTCGGAGGTCAAGCCTGGCATCACGATCACCAACTACGAGAAGCTGAGCCACTTCGACCCGGCCAGCTTCCATGGCGTGGTGCTCGATGAGAGCAGCATCCTCAAGGCATACACCGGCAAGATCCGCAACCAGATCATCGAGTCTTTTGCGCAGACGCCATACCGTCTGGCCTGCTCAGCCACGCCAGCACCGAACGACCACATGGAGCTTGGTAATCATGCTGAGTTCATCGGCGTGATGACTCGCACCGAGATGCTGGCCATGTTCTTTGTGCATGACGGAGGTGACACTGCCAAGTGGCGGCTCAAGGGTCACGCAAAGAGCAAGTTCTGGGAGTGGGTCTGCAGTTGGGCGGTAACCATCCGCAAGCCATCAGACATTGGCTACGACGATGGCAGCTTTATCTTGCCGGCGTTGCAGATCCAAGACTGCACGGTCGAGACTCCACGCGAGGCAACAGCAGGTGATGACGGCCAGATGGCGTTGTTTGCCATGGAGGCTCGTACGCTCAACGACCAACGCAAAGTGCGCAAGGCGTCGCTCGCGCTCCGCGTGGCAGCCGCCGCCAAGCTTGCTAACAGCGACACCGAGCAGTGGCTGGTGTGGTGTGATCTGAATGATGAAAGCAAGGCGCTAACAGCTGCTATTGATGGCGCAGTTGAGGTTTCAGGTAGCGACAGCGACGACCACAAGCGACAAGCTGCGATCGACTTCCAAGATGGCAAAATCCGCGTACTGGTCAGCAAGCCGAGTATTTTTGGCTTTGGCCTCAACTTCCAGCGCTGCCACAACGTCGCATTTGTTGGATTGTCGCACAGCTATGAGGCGTTCTATCAAGCCATCCGCCGCTGCTGGCGTTTCGGCCAAGAGCAGCCTGTCAACGCTCACATCATCTACGACGTGGCGGAAGGCCGCGTGATCGACAACATCCGCCGCAAAGAAGCGGACAGCATCCAAATGGCTCAATCAATGGTTGAAATCATGAAGCAACAAACAATGGAACAACTCAAGAAGATCCAACGCCAAGTGGCGCCGCACATCACTGAGCACAAGTCCGGTGATGGATGGGACATGTATATGGGCGACTGCGTGGAGAGCATTAAGCAGCTCGACAGCGACTCAATCCACTACAGCATCTTCAGCCCGCCGTTCGCGTCGCTTTACACCTACAGCAACAGCGACCGCGATATGGGCAATAGCCGCACTGAACAGGAGTTCTTCGATCACTTCGGATTCCTTGCCAGCGAGCTACATCGCGTGATGATGCCCGGCAGACTGATCAGCTTCCATTGCATGAATCTGCCCAGCAGCAAAGAGCGCGATGGCTTCATTGGTGTGAAGGATTTTCGTGGTGACATGCTGCGGATCTTCCAGTCTGCCGGCTTCGTGTTCCATAGCGAGGTGTGCATCTGGAAGGATCCTGTGACCGCAATGCAGCGCACCAAGGCGATCGGGTTGCTTCACAAGCAAGTGCGGAAGGATTCGGCGCTCAGCCGCCAGGGCATCCCTGACTATCTGGTGACCGTGCGCAAGCTGGGCGACAATCTGGAGCCGGTAGCTGGCCCGTTCACTGAGTTCGCTGGTGAGAACCCGCCACTTAAGAGCAAGGATCCGATCAAGGACTCGATCAACATCTGGCAGCGCTACGCCAGCCCGGTGTGGATGGACATCAACCCATCCGACACGCTGCAATACCGCAGCGCACGCGCCAATGATGACGAGCGCCACATTTGCCCGCTGCAGCTGGAAGTGATTCGCCGCGGCCTGCAGTTGTGGAGCAATCCGGGTGACGTGGTGCTAAGCCCATTCGCCGGCATCGGCAGCGAGGGTTACTGCAGCATCCAGGATGGGCGCCGCTTCGTTGGGTTTGAGCTGAAGCCGTCGTACTTCAACTGCGCGGTCAAGAACCTGACTGAGGTAGCCAACAACAAGCAGGGAGTGTTGGTGTGATGAACCTCCGCCCATACCAGCAACAACTGATCACCGACATCCGCTTGCAATACCAGCTAGGGCATAAGTCAGTCCTAGCGGTACTGCCAACGGGTGGCGGCAAGACAGTGTGCTTTAGCTACATCGCAGAGCAAGCAGCAATCAAGGGCAACCGCGTCTGCATATTGGTGCATCGCGCAGAGCTACTGGATCAAGCCAGCCGCAGCCTTACGGCAATGGGCGTCAAGCATGGTCGCATCGCTGCTGGCAAAAGCATGGACCTAAGCCATGCGGTGCAAGTTGCCAGCGTGCAAACGCTTGCGCGCAGGTTGCACCTGCTGCCACGTGAGTTCTTTCAATTGCTGGTGGTGGATGAAGCGCACCACACAACAGCAGGCACATGGGCCAAGGTAATTGAGCATTTCCATGCCGCCAAGCTTCTTGGTGTGACGGCAACACCGATACGCAGCGATGGCCGCGGCCTAGGGCAGCATTACCAAGCGATGGTGCAAGGCCCAACTGCGCAGCAGCTCACTGAGCAAGGATTCCTTGCTGCTGCAAAGGTGCTGGCACCACCGGGCTTCGATTCAACCGGCCTGCGTAAGCGCATGGGTGATTTTGACGCCAAGGAGGCCGAGCAACGTGTCGGCACGATCATGGGTGATTGCCTTGGCCATTACCGCAAGCATCTACCAGGCCAGACGGCAATTGCCTTTTGCTGCTCAGTGGCCCATGCGGAAGCAGTTGCAGCGCTGTTCCAGTCAGCTGGTATCGCTGCCGCAAGTATTGATGGCAGCATGGATACCACGCAACGCCAGCAGTTGCTTAGCGATTTAGGCACCGGCAGCTTGAAGGTGCTCACCAGTTGCGCGCTGATTGGCGAAGGCGTAGACGTGCCGAGCGTTGGCGGTTGCATCTTGCTGCGACCTACCGCAAGCGTGGCGCTGCACTTGCAGATGATCGGCAGGTGCCTGCGCCCGCAACTTGGTAAGCGTGCTGTGGTGCTCGATCATGTCGGCAATACGCTGCGGCTTGGCCACCACCTTGAAGAACGCGATTGGACTTTGGATGGTGCCGCTAAACGCGACCGCGAGGCAGCACCAAGCGTCAAGGTATGCCCAACGTGCTTTGCTACCAGCATTAGCACTGCACAGATATGCCGTGAATGCGGACATGTGTTTGCACCACAGGAACGCCGTGAGTTGCAGCAGGTTGATGGTGAGTTGGTGGAGATGGCTGCACGCCAGCGCAAACGCGAACAAGGCAGTGCGCAGTCATTGGATGACCTACGCCAGTTAGCGCAGCAACGCGGCTATAAACGCGGATGGGCTGAGCGGGTTTACCAAGCTAGGTTGGCCAAGCGATATGGCATATGAGGGTCCTCGTCGCTTGTGAATACAGCGCTCGGGTCCGTGACGCATTCCGCCGTTGCGGTCACGATGCATGGAGCTGCGATTTGTTGGACTGTGAGCGCGATCCGCAATGGCACCTGCAGCAGCCAGTTGAGGAGGTACTGGCCGATGGATGGGACTTGATGATCGCCCATCCCCCCTGCACCCATCTGGCGGTCAGCGGCTCACGCCATTTCCACCGCAAGGCGCTCGAGCAAGCCGAGGCGCTCGATTTCGTGCGGCTGCTGATGGCAGCACCGATTGACCGCTGGTGTATTGAAAATCCCGTCAGCATTATCAGCACGGCTATCAAACCACCAACGCAGACGATTCAGCCGTGGCAGTTTGGCCATGGCGAAACCAAGGCGACTTGCCTATGGCTCAAGAACTTGCCCAAGCTCAAGCCGACGAAAATAGTGCCAGGGCGCGAGCCAAGGGTATGGATGATGAGTGGCAAGGACAGATGGAAAAATCGCAGCCGCACCTATCAAGGCATAGCTGATGCAATGGCGCAGCAGTGGGGAACCGCTACTCTGCCGCCAGTTGCCGAGCAGCTTTGTCTGAGCAGCGTATTCAGCAGGAGATTCGCCTAGCAGTAAGCCACGGCAGCACCAGGCTCTTCCGCAATAACACCGGCACGCTTAAGGATCAGAATGGCCGCCCGGTGCAGTTTGGGTTGTGCAAGGGCAGCGCTGACTTGATCGGCTGGAAGCGCGTGACAATTACACCAGAGATGGTTGGCCAGCAAGTGGCGGTGTTCACCAGTATTGAGGTCAAGACGCCAACCGGCAGGATCAGGCCTGAACAGCAGCAATGGTTGGATGCTGTCCAAGCTGCTGGCGGCATTGCAGGCGTAGCAAGGAGTGTGGAGGATGCCCAGCGAATCATGGCTGCCGGGGGTTGACAGGGGTTGCGCAGGGTGTATAGTGGTTGCACGAGGGGAGCGGTCCACTCGCAAAACTCAACCGCCGCGGAACCGGGCACACGACGCGACACCACGAGCCCAACACGCCCTAAGTAAGGCTGCATCGCCGGTTGGCCCGGCACCCCAAACCGACCCCAGCCATGACCACCACACTCGCCTTACTACTGGCACTGTTCTTATTGCCAGTCTTGATCTTGCTTTGGGCAACTGAAAGCACTGAGCAACGCGCACGCCGCTTACGTCGCAGCTACGGCTGGAGCCAACAGCGCATTGCAGATCACATGAACATCAGCCGTTACGCCGTGCGGAGGGCACTGGCATGAACAACAAAATCGCCAACATTTGCTGCATGGCCATCGCCGCATGGGTGATCGCCATGATCGGCATCGAAGCAGCAGTCCATCGTGCGCCAACCCACACCGGCACCCAACAGATCCATGAATGACACCGACATCTATTGGACATTTGCTACTGCCTATCAGCACGGCGGTGGATTCTTCCAAGCGCTAGCGCAGGCTGGCTTGAAAGCAGATCCCAGCAACAAGCGTCGTTTGCTTGATGCATTTCCTGAAATGGTCGCTACATACGGCACTGCCAGCCGTTTGCATCGCTCCTTGCGTAGTGGTGCAGCAGTATGACCATCAGCAATGAGCAGTACCACGCCGACCCAGCCGTTAGCGCTTCGCACCTGCACGCAGTGGCTAAGTCGCCATACCACTACTGGAGCCGCTACCTCGACCCGCAGCGCTTGCCGGTGGAACCAACTGCAGCGATGCGACTTGGCACGCTGGTGCATACGGCAGTGCTTGAACCTGAGGATCTACTGCAGCGTTATGGCGTCTGCGGACCGCGTAATACCAAAGCTGGTAAAGAGCAAGCTGCAAGCATGGCTGCTGCTGGCATTGAAGCCGTCACACAATCCGACATGGCGCTAGCCCTATCAATGGCTGCCAGCGTCCGCGTGCATCCTGCAGCATCAGCACTGCTCGCCAATGGCAAGGCTGAGCAGTCCTTCTGGTGGGATGACGCCACGACTGGTTTGCGGTGTAAATGCCGTCCAGATTGGTATCACAGCACCACAGTGGTTGACCTTAAGACCACGACGGATGCATCACCGTCCGGCTTTGCCCGCAGCATTGCCACCTTTCGCTACCATGTGCAAGCCAGCCATTACTTGTCTGGTCTGCATGGCGCTGAGCGGTTTGTATTCATCGCTGTTGAAAAGACTGCACCATATGCAGTTGCGGTTTATGAGCTTGATGCCGCAGCACTTGCTGCTGGTGACGAGCTACGGCAACGCGATATGCGCGTGATTGCCGATTGCCAAGCCACATCTGAGTGGCCTGGCTACGGCGATGACTGCCAAACACTCAGCTTGCCTTCATGGGCACTACGCAACGAGTCTGCTATCACTTCGGAGAACTTTTGATGGCCGAATCAATTACCACCGCTCAGTCGTTAGGTCAAGCAATCTGCGATGCTCTTGGTTTGGATGCAAGCAGGATTGGTCGCATGACCATTGACCTTGATCCTGGCAAAGCTGCAACCATTCAGGTTGTTAAATACCTAACGGAGGCAGAAGGCAATCAAATTTTTGACGAAATCTCTAATTACGAACTGCACGCAAAATGACCACCGCTCTCACACTCTGGACACCAGAGCAAACCCAACTGATCAGCACCACGATTGCGCCCGGCTGCAGTCAAGATGAATTGCGCTTGTTTGCCTATGCGTGCCAACGCACTGGGCTAGATCCATTCAGCAAGCAGATTTACGCCATCAAACGTGGCGGCAAGATGACCATTCAAGCTGGCATTGACGGCTTGCGTGCTATTGCAGAACGCACTGGCCAGTTGGATGGCAGCGAAACCTATTGGTGCGGTGAAGACGGCCAATGGACTGATGTATGGCTTGGTAGCAAACCACCTTCTGCTGCTAAGACCATTATCCATCGCAAGGGCTGCCAACATCCATTTACTGGTACTGCACGCTTTGCTGATTACAACGCCGGCCAAGGCTTGTGGTCCAAGATGGGTGCTGCAATGATCGCCAAGTGCTCTGAGGCTTTGGCATTACGCAAGGCATTTCCTGCTGATATGTCCGGTGTCTACAGCACTGATGAAATGCAGCAGGCTGAGGTTGAGCCTGTCACCGTGACCGCTGCGCCTGCACTGCCCGCCAAGCCTGCCGGTGATGCCAAGCTATTCCAAGCCGGTAAGGCTGCAATCGCCAAAGCAGACACGCTGGACAAGCTGCAGGAGGTCGTTGCACGTATGGACAAGCGCAAGCCTGACCTAAGCGACGACCAAAACAAGCAGCTCATGGAGCTAGCACTTGCTAAAGAAGCAGAGCTTGCACCTGCTGCTGATGAGGATCCATTTGCTGATGACTGAACCGTATCTGACCACTGATCAACTGGCAGCACGTTGGGGGTTGAAGCCAGCAGCCATCAAAAACCAACGCGCACGTGGCATTGGACCTAGGTATTACACCATCCCGCGTATTGGCTTTCCAGCCCGTACACCACGGGTTCGGTATCCACTGGCCCAAATCCTGGCTTTTGAAGAAGCCAACTCCATCACACCACTGACTTGACATGAGCCTTTACGCAACTGGCATCATTCGTATCATCACTGACCCGCAACTGCGTGCCTTTGAATCCGGCAGCATGGTTACCAACTTCGCAGGCGGCATCCAAGAAGGCAAGGATAAAGATGGCAACTGGATTAACAATGCAATCGACTGCGAGGTATGGGGTAAGTCTGCAGAGCTGATCGTTGATAAGCTCAAGAAAGGCGACAGCATCCTTGCAAGTGGTGCAGTACGCCGCCAAGAATGGAACGACAAAGAGACTGGCGCTAAGCGCAGTAAGCATGTGCTTAGCATCAGCCGCTTTGAGTTCATGCCACGCACCAGCAGCCCTGCAGAGGAGGCAGTCTTCTAATGAATCAAACCGCCCTTGATGCTGCATTCAAGGAGTGGTGGGAGGCGTCTTACGGGCGCCCTCCCGGCACTCATGCAGTAATGACACACGTTGCATTTGCAGCGCATGTGCTTGAACTTTTAGAACTCATGCAAGATGAACCATCACGCTTTAGCGACTGAGCTTACCGAGCGGCTAGCTGAATACCTGCCAGCGAATGATCCGTTTCTGTCGTTTGCTCGTAAGGCACTGGCCCGGCCCGCTGCTGGTGGTTTCAAGCGTGGCGAACACAACCCGGCCAATGTGCTGACTGTGGACAATGTGCGCACTATGCGGCGTGAACGCGAGCAGGGCCTTACTTGCGGTCAGCTTGCTGTCAGGTATGGAATCAGCTCAAAGCAGGTTTGGCGCATCTGCAAACGTGAACAATGGAGCTGGGTTCAATGACTGATCTTTCACCCGCCGCGCAGGCGGTGCTAGACGCTGCCAACGGTGCTCAATGCTATGGCCCCGACGACTGCCTCAATGAATCTCGCTGGGTTGCTGCCGCCGCCCTGCGAGCTGCTGCAGATCAACTCAAATACAAGCTCCTCGATGTGGAGGTTGTCGATTGTTCACAACTGCTTTTGCTCGCTGATGAGCTTGAAGCCTAGTAGTCAGACCCACTAATCACCCATGACACAACAACACCCCATCACACCACCGCCTGAGCTTGTTGCTGAGTGGATCGCTGAGATCTACGGCAACGAACCTGTCCTTCCGGTTTACTCTTTTACTCACAGCTTGGTAGAACGCGCCGCTCAATGGGGTGCTGATCAGGAATTAGAAGCCTGCCGCATGGAGATCATTGACGGAGCGGGACTTTTTTACATCGACGAAACCAGTGGCCGTGTTCGTTTAAGCGAAGACATCCGGACTACCCGCCGTCCCAAGCCGCCGAGCTTGAAAGAGCAGGCGCTTGAGGCGATGCGTGAAATGCAGATTGAACCCTGCATCATCAATGGCGTAGACACGAATGCTGCTGTTCGCGCCAAGTACGAAATCATCCGCCGCGCCCTTGAACAACTCCCCCAATAGGTGCCCGGTAGCTAGGGCTCACGCGCCACTAGCCTCGCCGCTGCCGGGCGCAACGGACGCTGAGACTTTAAAGAAAGATCTCGCTCACAATCTTACCAAACAATGACCATCCTTTGCGACTACGAGATCAAAGCATTATGCACTGGCGGCATGGTGCGCAATTACGACGAGGCACTGGTTAATCCAGCCAGCCTTGACCTACGGCTTGGCGACATGATCATGTTGGAATCCGCCGAGGATTTAGACATGCGTCCGCTGAGCATTGCAAATGCCACGGCAGACAATCCTTACTGGCTGCGACCTGGACAATTTATCCTTGCGCAAACCATTGAGGTATTTCACATGCCTGAACACGTTGCTGGATTGTTCTTCCTTAAATCCAGCCGCGCACGTGAAGGTTACGAAAATCTGCACGCGGGTTATGCCGATCCAGGTTGGAATGGCAGCGTGCTGACACTGGAGCTAAAGAACAGTCGGCAGCTATTGCCATTGCCGTTATGGCCCGGCTTGAAAATTGGGCAGATGGTTTTCTTCAACATGAGCCAATGCCCAGTTACTAGCTACGCCGAGGTAGGCCATTACAACGCACACCAAACGGTGATGGGGTCAGTGACCACCTAACTCACGTGCGGCATCAAGGTGCCATTGCTCAAGACCACTGCGCAATGCTGCAGATGCTTCTTGCGCCAGCCAGTGGATTTGTGATCGCTGGCTGGCCTCTTGCTCTGCCAGTAACAGCGCATATTCCAGCAACCCACTCCAATCTGCTGCAGCATGTAACGCACGCAACTGTGCTGCGTTGGCAGCACCGTGGAATTGTGCTTCCATTGTATGAACTAACGGATTCCCCATGTCTGACGCTATTGGCGACTACTTGAACAATATCGCGCGTTATCCACTGCTAACGCCGCAACAAGAGATACAACTTGGGCGTCGTGTTGCAAAGTGGAAAGAATTAAAGGATCTTGAAAGACCTTTAACAACGCAAGAACGTCGTGAGTTGCGTAGTGGTGAACGCGCAAGGCAGCGGTTTGTGCAATCCAACCTCCAACTTGTGGTGCATGTAGCGCGGAAGTACAGCAAACGCAACACGCAAACGCTTGACATGCTTGATCTTATCCAAGAGGGTAATATCGGCCTTTCGCGTGCTGTAGAGCTTTTTGATTACACACGTGGCTACAAGTTCAGCACCTACGCCTATTGGTGGATTCGGCAGGCTATTGGTCGCGCATTGGTGCAATATGACCCGATCATTCGCCTACCACTTGGTGTGCATGACATGCTGGTAAAGCTAAACAAAACTGCACAGGCATTTGCGCAAGAGCATGGACGCACTGCAACCATGAGCGAATTGGCGGCAGTGCTTGAGGTAACGCCGCAGGTTATTTCTGACACGCTCAAACAGGCATATCGCGTAACCAGCCTTGATAAGCCATCACAAGATGATGCATCTTGCATCTTGGATTTGATTGCAGATGAATCACAATACGATGTTGAATACGATTGGCAGCTTGAAGTATTACGCGATCATTGCGAAGAATATCTAGACGAACGCACGCGTGAAATTATCTATGCACGTAATGGTAGGAACCCCGTGCCATGGACTGAGCTAGAAAAACAAATGGGCGTATCACGCACGCATATGTGCCAACTGCAGCGACGTGGTATCAATCGCCTTCGTATGCTGATAGGCAATCCCTTGGCAGGCACTCCTCTTGGGACCAACCATAATAAAAGTAGGGAACACGTGGAGAGTTTGCCTGGCTGGGATGTGTAAAAATCACCAGCAAGAATGGCAAGCTAAGGTGTTTTATCATCAGATGATTGAATCCACTGCAGCACAGCCAATTCACGATCTAACAGATAAGAATCCTGACGATTAAACCATTCGCGCCATTCCTCGCTACCTTTGCGGCGATTGCAATTACGGCACGCTGGCACAAGATTAGTGGTTACAGTAGCACCACCTTTGTGCCGCGGCCTGACGTGATCTAATGTATCAGCAGATTCGCCGCAATAAGCGCATTGATGTTGCCATGCTTTGAATACCTCTTGCCGGAATTTGTGTTTTGCACTGCGTTTTGGGACGAGGTTGGTGCCATCAATGCAATGATCCACGCAGTGGAGTCAGTAGTCCCATCGTACCTTCGGGCGACCGCTTCGTATTCCGAGATGCACAAAACCTTTGGGTGCGCCATAGCCCAATGAATACGGCCAGTTTGCATCGCACCAATCTTGCACATGGTTAATGTTGACTTCACGAATGTAGAAATCAACCGCGCCAACATTTGGTGCATCGTATAAATGCTCGCTGCCGCTGGAACCACCTACCGCTTTATTGATAGCACGCGGTCGATAGCCACTTGTGATCACAACAGCTTTGCCGCCAAACTTGACGCGTGCGCGTTCAAGAAATGCAGCAAGTTCTGCTGCAGTATCTACTTGGTATTGATGGTCAAAGCGACGTGCTTCTTGCCATAGCGCAAATTCACCAAGCTGCACATGTGGCGTAATACGCGAGGAAAATGAGCTGTTTGGCGTCAGCTTGGCTGGACCTTGCTGCTGCTCGCCAGCCCACAGGCGGCCTTCAGCACGGCGGCGGCGCAATAAACCAGCTTCTACATTGGTGCCTGGATTGCGGTATAGCTCCATTGCAGCGGGCACTGCACCCCAATCTTTATCCTTTAGTTGTTTGCTAATGGTTTCAAATCCTGCACTGCCGTAAAAACCAGCGCCAAGGTTGTAGGCAAAGCTGATCAATGCGCATTGCTTGTTGCCGCTCATTGCACCCCAAAAAGGCACGCTGCTGCGTAGCTTTTCTGCAATGCGTTCAACCTCAAGCTCTAGCAACTCATTGGCATCTATAACGGTGATCTTATCGCCGCGTTGCACCTTACCGCCATTTGGATAACGCGTAGTGCCATAACCAATTGTTGCAACATCCCATCCATGCAGTGGATCTGGATATGCCGATAGGTGTACGCCTTCAAACTCCTTGATTAGCGTTACCGCTGCGTCATAGCTATGCAGCTTGCCGCCGGCTTGCCAAGTCTTGTACCACGCTTGGTTGCGATCAAATATTTGCGGCGCTGCTTTCATCAGCTCCGCTTCAAGCTCAGATACTGCCGCCATTTGATGCGGTGTGCCGTGCTTGTAATATTTAAACAGGTCGGTTAATTTGACCATGGCGCTTTGATCTCCATTGCGCCGCCAAGTTTGCGGCTTTCGCCTGTTTGCAGGTTATCGTCAACTGGATGATGCGTGATCACCGGCTCTGGCTCCGCCGGTTGCGCGGCGTGCCAATCCGCTTCGGCTTTATCCAGCTTGCCTGGCAACGTCAGCTCAAACCACCATCGGCGGATGGCTTGCTCTAAGCGACGTTGCCAGCCCGGCTTGCCGAAGCTGATCAGAGCTTTTTTCCTTTGATCGAGCGCAGGGCGTGGAACACCAGCTGGATTATGCTGTTGTCCTTAAGCGGTGACAGAGCAATCAGCTCAGACGCTGCTGCTAAAACTATCCAAAATGCTGGGTGATTGATAATGTCCATGGGTCAACAAGATGGCGGACGCACTTCCAGCTTAGAGACCCTTTGTTCAACGGTATTAAGGCGTGAGAAAAATTCCTTGCGATCTTCTTTAATGTCAGTGTGCAGCACTTCAAGCTGTGTGGCGATGTGTTCGACCGCCGAGGTCAAACGCACAACGGCGTCTCTAGCCTCATCGGATTTTCTGCTGAATCCCATTGCCCCCATTGCGGCAACGGAAATAGATGCGCCGGCCACTGCGGCGATGACTTCAATCATGGCAGCAACTGGCTACTTCAATAGGTTAGCGACCTTGCCCACGCAGAAGTTTGCGGCTTCCACGTGGCTTGGAGCGTTTGCCGTTGCCTTGGCGCGTGAGTTTGGGCTTGCCGGCCTGGTGATCTAGCCGTCCAGTACCGGTTTTAGCTTTTACTGCCACGGTACGCCAGCTGCATTGGATGGCGAACGCTGCTCATCAATTTGACCCTGAAGGGCGGCTTCGATTTCAGAAACCTTTTCGTCGCCGCCAAGGGCTTCCTTGACCCAACCGATCACGGTTTCTTCAGTGAGGTCAGCAAAGGGAATCAGGTTGTCGGGGCGCTGAAAACCAATAGATCCGTACGCCGAACTGGAATACGCATCGTCATTCGCTGCAACCGTATAGTGCGCAGTGAAAACGAAACCGTCAGCGGTTTCCCTTTCGAGGTTGGCGATTGCCCAAGTGAAGGTGGTGTCAGCCATGAAAATAGTGGCAGTGGTTCCAGAGTAATCGGGTTGCAGCCAGTTGGAAAGGGTCGGCTGCCCACCCTTTTAGGGAAGGTGACTACTGGGCTTCAAGCTCGGCGGCAATAGCCAGAAGTTCGGCGGAGAAGTCTTCAAACGGGGCTGGGTGTTGTTGGGTCATGGGTGATTAGTTGATCTCACTACGAGGGTTGGACAAAAGGTGCCGGTTCGACCCAGTAAAGGTTGGTCCTAGCCTTACTATTTAACTCTTCAGCCCTGTCCCGCGCCGTTTTCTTTGTCGAGTGGATCTCATGAGGGAGCACTGCAAAGCGGGCAATCGGGTTTTGGCGTTGTTTCATAACAACATAAACTGTGGCCATTAGTGATTGTGTCATGGGTGATTAGTGGTAATAGCTACTTAGTAACAGGCAAGCATCTTTTGGATACGTTCAACTTGATACTCGTACTCTTCCATAGCCTCCAGATCGTTAATGCCACGGGTGGCGGCATAGTTGCTGAGATCAAGGCGAAGCTGGTCGGTGTCGCTCCAGAGGCGATCCAGTACGAACTGCTTAATGAAGCGTTTGTTTTCTGCATTCATGGTGATTAGCCGATCTTGATAGCGCCATCAGACATTTGAATCACGGCATCGCCGGTCATCTTGATACTGCCACCTTCTTTGGTGGTGATGGTGACACCTTCAACCAGTTCAGCGACGTGCTTGACCAGCTCGGTCACGTCTTCGTCGTTGTCTTGGGCGCGGATCTCAAGCTTTGTCGCAGGAGTCCGAGGCTTCCATTCTCCGTTTCCGTCAATACGGGCGTACTCTTTGCCGCCTGAACGAAAGACGAGATCGTTGTCGTAATCTGGTTCGGTCATGGTTTCTAGGGAACTGTGGCCAGGGCAGGGTGTTGACG